CACACAACAATGGCGCCACTTGCGTGGGTCGCTATTTAGCTGGAGAACGTGTTACAGGTGCAATGCCTCGACCCGGATTATTAGATCGTGCTCGAGTTCCTAAACTCGATCCGTGGCTTGCCGTTACGTCCATTTCATTGCTTGTTCAGCAGTGGAAGAATATGTGACGCAAGCTGATGACAGCTCCTGTCGAATTAACGTTTAACCATTAACCCAAAAGGATGGCATATGCCAAGTATTGCAAACTTATCGCTGCAAAATGATGCAGCAAACGCTGTTGTTGGAACTGCTCTCGTTCCTTCCGCAGGTGATTCCGTAGCCGCCCAGTGGCGAGTGGAGACTTCAAAACCTCCATTTGCACGAACCGCCATCTCCATGATGTCACGGTTTAACACGAAGCGAACTGCGCGTCATCTCGACGTGAAGATCTCTATGCCGATTACGGCGACCGATACGACCACTTCGCAAGAAGTCCTTATCGCCACCGCTTTGTTTTCGGGGACATTGATTCTCCCGACGAATGTTCCTAGCACGGCCACCGATGATCTGGTGGCTTATGTGAAAACTTTCTTCGCCGACGCAGGCGTCGTAGCAGCTCTTAAAGCCGGTTACGCGCCCACTTAAAGTGAAGTAAAATCATGGAACACTCAACTTTGGATCAGCAATTGATCAAAGTCGTTGTCGCGCTATGTGATAACGTGGGTACAGATGTCTCAAGGCTTGTTCGTAAGAACGTGACCGAAGGTCGTCTGAAGGATCTAGTTTCAATGACCGTTGATCCAGCTGGTTACTCATGCGCCAAGCTATTCCGTAAGGACTACGCTTGTGTGGAGTTTCTTCGAAAGTGTCAGCTTCACATTCCTGGTGTAAACCGGAAGGAAAAAGCGATCGACAATTTCTGGAGCTCTGAACATGATTGCGCCCGAACTAATGCTGTTTTCTCACGCGCCCTACACAACAGTCCTAAAGACTTAGTAGAAATGCAGATCTTCGAGAAGCTCGAAGGTGCACGTGCGTGGATTGCAAAAGTGTTAGGACCCCTTCCAAGGGATCTTTCGGGTCGCTTCGGACCAGGTTCAACCATGAACGACAAGGGAAAACTCACAGCGATCCCTGATAAAATGTCATCTCGTCCGACTGTCACCGCTGAAGCGGAATGCCTTTTAGCATTCTGGACCGACACCGCATGGTATCGGGCTTTACGTGACGATAATCGATCGACTCTGCCTGAGGTTGTTCGAGGGAACCGCTTTA